TATATTACTTATATAATAATACAATTTATTTATTATTAATTCCTCTAAAAATTAAAACTGTAATAGTCTGTAGTTACATTTCTGGTAGCATAAGATAATTGCGGATTTTGAGGTGTAGGGTCCGGTATAGTAACTGGTGTATATCTTAGGTTCGCGGGTTTTAATACAAAAGCATAACCGACTCCGTCAAAAAACAACGCATTTTCTTCTAAAAAGTTGTCTATATATTGATAACGCATTGCCACCATTTGACACCCATAAGTTCTACATAAAAGACCACTAGGATTCGCAGGATTTATACTATTATCTGGCAACACAATGGACATATTTGTTTTGTTGTATTCTGTTAATTCGGTAGCATCCGGATTATTTACAACGTCATTGTTATATCTACAAGACCTCATAAAGGCAGAATTACTTGTCATATTTACATATTCTAAAAATTCCTGATTCTGTAAAAATGAATTATTTGTTTTATCAACAATTAATATTATTTTGTTTTTAAAATTAAGCAGTGGTTGTCTTCCCAAGTTTAACCCGTCATTTTCAAAACTATATTGACTACCCAACATCAATGAATCATACGATTTAAATATATTTGCTAAATTAGAATACATTTTTTGGTTGTTACTATTGATTCTTAAATGAATTATAATTGGGTCAGTATAATTAGGAGCTGTGCTACCAGAGAAACCGTAATTTTGAATCACATTCATAACCTCGGAAAATGAAACAGAATTATATGTTTCTTTAATATAAACACTATCTTGTGTAGATGTGCTTACAACTGGTTTATTATCAACCGAAAACACTTGAAAATCAAGACCTCTTATACCTTGTTTTAAAACAGCCTTTAAATTACAAATATTAACAAAATCATTTTTATAACTTCCACCGCTGCACGCGTTATAAGCAGTTTTAATGTAATAATCATTTAAATTACCACTACAATCAGGGTCGGCAGAATTAATAGCTCTAATATTGCCGTCTAATGAACTATAAATGTTTTCCATAAAACCACATTCTTTTTTCTCCAAATTTAAAATATAGTAAAGGTAAAAAGCCATTAAAATTAATATTAAAAATATGAAATACCATATAAATGCGTAAATATAATCATCGTCTAAGTTTTTAACAGAATTATATAATTTATTTACAGGGTTATTATCAGGGGCAAACATATTCCCAGAATTAGCAGACATACTTAATATAATATATTATTATTTTATCTATTATTAACAATTATTATCAATTATTATCAAATTATTAACAATTATTAACCAATTATTATTATCAAATTATAATAAAAATAATATAATTAATATTAATTTAATAATAAATCAAAACAGTTAAATAATATTCATAATATATAGTAATTATGGCAGGAGGTCTTTTAAATTTAGTAAGTTCAGGACAGCAAAATATTATATTAAATGGAAACCCTAGTAAAACATTCTGGAAAGCTACATATCAAAAGTATACTAATTTTGGGCTTCAAAAATTCAGAGTTGATTTTCAAGGAGCTAAAACACTTCGTTTAACGGAAGAATCAACATTTGATTTTAAAATACCTAGATATGCTGATTTATTAATGGATACATATTTATCAGTAGAATTGCCAAACATATGGTCGCCAATATTGCCCCCACGAGAAGTAGTAACACCAGATGGCTCATTGAATTATACAGATTGGGCGCCTTATGAGTTTAAATGGATTGAAAATATAGGAGCACAAATGATTAGTCGTATTACAATTACTTGTGGTAACCAAAAAATACAAGAATATTCAGGCCAATATTTATTATCAATGGTCCAGCGTGACTTTAGTAATGTTAAAAAAGATTTATTTAACGAAATGATTGGTAACATTCCAGAGTTAAATGACCCTGGAAATGCTGGAACACGTTCTGATGCTTATCCAAATGCTTATTATACTACTAGTCCAGCAGGCGCCGAACCATCCATACGTGGAAGAATATTATATATACCATTGAATGCGTGGTTTAATCTTAAAACACAAATGGCTTTTCCTTTAGTAGCATTACAATACAATGAACTACAAATAAGTGTCACATTTCGTCCTATAAATCAAATATTTATGATTCGTGATGTATTTGATTATATAAATGATTACCCTTATGTAGCTCCAAACTTTAACCAATATTACATGCAGATGTATCGATTTTTACAAACACCTCCGGATGTGGCTTTGGGTCCTACTTCTTATGATGATACACGTAGTATATGGAATTCAGATATACATTTAAATTGCACTTATTGCTTTTTATCGAATGATGAACAGAAATTATTTGCTAAGAATGAGCAGAAATATATGTTTAAACAAGTTCACGAGCAAGTATTTTATAATGTAACTGGACCGAATAAAGTTCAACTTGATTCTATTGGTTTAATATCTAGCTGGATGTGGTATTTTCAAAGAAGTGATGCTAATTTACGTAATACATGGTCAAATTATACAAACTGGCCGTATAATTATATACCAAGTGATTTAATATTAGCACCGGAAAGTGGTACTTTTCCAAATCCTACACCACCACCAGCTACAATTGGTCCTGGTTTAAATCCTAGTGGAGTTCCTACTGGTTATATGATTACAGGTGACTATAATCCAGATAATCAGAAAAACATATTATTAGCACTTGGAATCCTTTTAGATGGACAATATAGAGAGAATATACAACCGGCTGGCATTTATAATTATGTTGAAAAGTATGTAAGAACATGTGGAAATGCTCCATCTGGATTATATTGTTACAATTTTTGTGTTAATAATGGGCCTTTTGATTTACAACCATCTGGAGCAATAAATATGAATCGTTTTAATAATGTTGAATTGGAATTTACTACAGTAGTGCCGGCATTAGACCCTTTAGCGCAAGTATTGACTATTTGTGACCCTGAAACAGGTGAAATTATTGGTATAAATAAGCCAACATGGAGAATTTATGATTATAATTTTAATTTAGTTTTGTTTGAGGAAAGAATAAACGTTGTTACATTTGTTGGTGGTAATGCTGGATTAATGTATGCCACTTAAAGGACTATAACATTAAGTTAAATTGTTATATATATTGTTATATAACAATTCATAAAATTCATAAAATTCATAAAATTCATAAAATTTATAAAAATTGATTTTTATTTTAAATACGCATTTGCCGCTAATGGACCTTCATCAATAAATTGACCTGTAGCAGATTGACGATTTGGATAAGAAGGCATATTTACCAACCCAGCCGGTTTATAACGTTCATCAAATAACTGTCTGCTTTCATTAAATTTATCAATCCAGGTATTTTGTCCAAAATTGGCTTTAACAGGGTCACCCAATTTATCATTATATATTGCCGCTTTTGAACCAATATCGGTTGTTAATGTTGAATAACTAGGTTTATAATCTAATTTACCAGCATCATCATTTCCGGGAACATTAGGAGTATATTGATTTTGAGGTTGAGGTACATTTGGCTGACAACCTGGGCATTCAATATCGGACGTACATTGCTGACCGGTGATAGCACAACGCGCTGTTGGACCACAAAAATTACTACAAGACGAAGTAGTATTTAATGGTAAATTAACGGTATGATTCGTCGAACTATTCTCATTAGTATTAAAACCTTCATTCAGAGAAGAAGAAGAGGCTTTATAAATAAATCCATATTTTACTAAATAATCAATCCAATTAAATATATATAATAAAATCAACAATGATACAATAAATAATAATAATGTGCTATATTGATTTTTAGAAATAATCATATATTTTATTTATATTTTAATTATATTTTATTTTAGCTCAACTAAATTAGTTTTTAATTAAACCTTCAAAATAATTTTATATCATTTTAATATAGTAATGTCAACAACAACACCAACAACAACAACAAGTGATACATCGGCAATAGACGACAAGAAAAACAATGTATCTGGCATTAATATTAATCAACAAACAATACTACAATATATTAAAGCTGTATTTCCTAGCATTATAAGGGCTTTTATTTATTTTACATTAGGGTCACTTGTATTATATGGGACATTCAGTGCCCAATCAGGTATATTTCCAACAAATATGGATTATTATCCATACACTGAAAAAATTCCTAATTATACAAAAGATTGTATTTCAAATATTTATGAAACAGATGATGGTAAATATAGTCAAAAACTATTTTTCGATTATGATACAAATAGAAAAGGAAATTCATTATTAGATTTTCTTCGTTCTCTAAAAAAACCAGGCTCAAATGTAGTAAGCGTTTTTTTTACGAATATAATCCAACATATAATAAGACTCGATTTTGGTTCATTAAGTGAATTATTAATTACTATAAGAGAGTTTGAATTAAATAGTTTTTACATTATTTTATTTGGACCAATCGTATTAATATCTTACATATTGATTTTTTTACTCTTTGTTAATCCTATTTATTTTATTTATTTATGGTTTATGAATCTAGGTTTGTTTATGCAAAGAGATATTAATAACCCGTCAAGCGATTATTATGGAATGAGTGAAATGTCATATTGGTATGGTGTAGGATTAATATTTTTGTTTATAATTATGTTTTTTATGCTTTTTGGATTTTTTGGTTTTATTATTTCATTTGTATCTGTATTTACTGTTATCTTTGCTATAATAAGATATAAATGTAATTTTAACTTAGTACCGAATGTAGGATTTGGAACAATATTAAAAAATAATTTTTTATACTACAAAAATATTTTAGCTATTTTAATATCAATTCCTCTTATAACAAACGCAAATGATATTTTGGGTGGCATTGGAGCGGCAATTGTTATTATTGCTTTAGGATTGGTTTACGCAAAAACAAGTTTCTATCAGCCAAAAGAACTAGATAAATTGTCACCATTTATTCCCGAGATTCCGAACACAATAAAACAAAATGGTGGTCTTGTTGCTTCTATAAATAATCCTCAAAACCTAGTAAATATATAAAAAGAAAAGAGAAAGAAGAAAAATAACAATAAAATATTATATACAAATTACAATATAAACCTTATTTAATATTGTAATTTATAATTATGCAAAATTTAAAACTAGAAAAGTTGCCAAAGAAACCCTTTGTGAGTGTATGTACGCCTACATTTAATAGACGACCATTTATTCCCATAATGATTCAATGTTTTGAAAATCAAAAATATTCCAAAGACAGAATCGAATGGATTATTATTGATGACGGAGATGATAAGATAGAAGATTTAGTTTCTCACATACCACAAGTAAAGTATTATAAATATGATGAAAAAATGACACTAGGTAGAAAGCGCAATTTAATGCACGAAAAATCTAAGGGTGATATTATTATTTACATGGATGATGACGACTATTATCCGCCTGAAAGAATTAGTCACGCAGTAGATATGTTAAAAAATAATCCTAAAAAATTGTGTGCGGGGTCAAGTGAAATGTATATATATTTTAAACACATTCAAAAAATGTATCAATTTGGTCCTTATGGTCCAAATCATTCAACCGCTGGAACGTTTGCCTTTAGAAAAGAATTATTACAAATTACTAGTTATGATAATAATGCGTGTTTAGCCGAAGAACGTCATTTCTTAAAAGAATACACAATTCCTTTCGTTCAATTGGACCCAAAGAAAACAATCTTGGTCTTTTCACACATTCAAAATACATTTGACAAAAAGACATTGCTTGATACCCCTAACGACAAAGTAAAAGTGTCAGATAAAACTGTAGATGATTTTGTAAAAGAGCCTAATGTGAAAAAATTTTTTATGGAAGATATTGATACTATATTAGAGAAATATGAACCTGGTCATGTTAAAAATAAACCAGATGTTATTCAACAAACGCAAGAAATACATAAAAGTAGAATGGAGACGGCAATGAAACAACAACAACAAATGAATGAATATAATCAAATTGTTAATAAATTACAACAAGGTCCATTAAATTTACAATATGAGCAAAAAATGAATGAAATGGGAACAATGATACAAGAACTTTCACTTGAAAATAATCAATTGAAGGAAAAGGTTGCTTATTTAGAAGAAAAAATCAAAAAATTAATATTTGAGCAAATTGAAAATAGAAAAAATAATAATAAAAAATCAAATGATATAATTCAAATATAGAAAATATAAATTATATAAATTAATTAAAATACAGTAATATAATATATGTCAGAAAAAATGGGAGGTGAGGACCTTAACCCTGAAGCTACTAAGAGTGAAGCAAAACAAGAAGCAAGACGTCAACGATATCTTGCTAATAAAGGCAATGCTAAAACAAATGGATTAGCTTGTACTTTATGTTCATCAGCCCCTGGGGAAAATAAACAATGTAAAGAATGGGAGGAAGTTGAAGCAGGTGGCGCAAGAGGTGGTCCTTATTGTAAAAATTGTGGACATGAGGGCAAATATCATCCAGAATGGTTAGCTATGAATGGAGGAAAAAGAAGGAGAACAAATAATAGAAGAAGAACTAATAAGAGAAGAAGAACTAATAAGAGAAGAGTTAGGCGATAAATAAGAAATAATAATTATTTTTGAATTGCAATTTTATAAATTTAGAAAATTAGATATTATTTTTACTTTGACATAAAAATAATATAATATATATTTATTAAAATGGATAGCTCAAATATTAATGAAACTCCTGCCGTTGTCGAGGAAACTCCTCATGCTACTGTCGAGGAAACTCCTCCTGCTACTATCGAGGAAACACCTCCTGTTGTCGAGGAAACACCTCCTGCTACTATCGAGGAAACTCCTCCTGCTACTATAGAGGAAACTCCTGCTACTATCGAAGAAACACCTCCTGCTACTATCGAGGAAATACCTCCGGCTACTATCGAGGAAACGCCTCCTGTTGTTGATGAAAATAAAACTATTTTAGATTTTTATTATGAAATTAAAAACAAAATAAAAGAATTATTATTTTATGAAGAAGAAATTGAAAAGTTATCTCAACCAGAAATTGATGAATTAATAAAATTTTCTAATGAAAAAACCGCATTTTTATACAATACTTTTATAAAACCTACTGAATTATATGAAAATTATTATAATAATTCATTAGATACTTTTCGTCCATTATATTCGAATGCTAAAAGTATTGATATACAAAATTTATTATTAAATAATAAAATTTTAGTGATTGCAATTATGTATTCAGACAAACAATTCGGGGCGTCTAGTCATCCAGAAATGGATGATAATGGTACAATTAATTATGTTATTAATCAAACAATGGGAAAAAAAATATATGGATTAATATAATTAGTAATAATATATTATTCAAAAACATTTAAAGATATTGTTTTAGTATTATTAATATAAAATGACAGACGATATTAGCATTAGCGATTCTAAGATTAACGCAGAAATTATAAAGCAACATGATAAAAATTATCATATTTATAGAAGAAGTGTTACGGAAGAAAAAAAAGGAAAGACTATTAATAAGCTAATTAAGGTCGGACTCTATGCTAGCAACGGGTTTGGAAGTAATGTTAGAGACGCGGTTACAGGCACGTATTATAATTACAAGGTTGGTTCTAAAGATGAGAATAGGTTTTTTTCTGTAGTCGATTGTAGTGGCTCAAAGTCAAATTCTTCACTACTATTTTTTTATCAATCACCGAACCATTATGAATCTGTTAATAAGACTTCATTGAGTGAACATACTCATTTAAGGTGGAACCAATTACAAGCGCAATTTACCAATTAAAATAAATAATTAAATCATTAAAAAAATAAATAATTATAATTAATAATCTTAATTATTTATTCAGCATCACTATCAGGCTCATCAAAAACAATATCTTCACTTACATTCACATTTTCGTTTGTATATTTTTCAATGTATCTATAAATTCTATTAATATCCAATTTACTTATTTCATAGTTTTCAAAAAGAGCTAATAATTGATTATCATCATACTTGCTCTTCAATTCTAGGAAAAAAGAAAACAAATCTTTTTTATCCATACCTAATTGCTGACACAAATTTTGAATAAAAATTGAGTTGTTATACTCTGTCGAATATTTTGTTAACACCTTTGTAAATCTTACTTCAGCAGGATTAAACTTCTGCTTTTTTATAAACGAAGTATGATATAGTTTATTATTTTTAAACGTTTTAATCATCGAGCTCATTTCATTAAATTGCCATATTTGTTTTTGAAACGTTATTCTATCAATATAATCCGAAAAACAAATATTATCCAATTGTTTTAAATAAAATGGAATTGAAATACTTTTATCCATTTTTCCAATAACATCAATTATATTTTCGTGCCATAATAGACCCACGATTGTTCTGTCTGTTTCATTCATAATAGTATTATGTTCATTAATTGTAAACGGTGAATTTATTAGTTTCTGTGTAATTTGTTTAGTATCATCATTATAAGATTTTAGTTGAAAAATATTCTCAATTATTTCACTATTAAATAAATCTGGTTTTTTCATATAAATATTATATATATTTTCCAGTTTTCTCAAATCACCTTGTATATAATTAATTAATTTATTATTAATTGTTTCATTTATCTCCGGTAATAATGTTTTAACAATCGTAGATATTTGAGGCTGGCTAGGAATCTTTAATTCTACTGTATTACATACTTTCATCAACTCGGTAATTTTTTTATCAATATGATAATTACCAATACATATAATTGGGTTCAATGTAGTTTCCTCTAATTTCTGTTTCTTGGTTTTCTTAGGTCGAATCAGTTTAATTAATGTGTTAATTCCCCCTTTATCACCATTATTCATTCCGTCTATTTCATCCATTATAATCGCAATCTTTTTTACCTTTTTATTAAATAGACTCAAAATATTTCTATCGCTCATATTATGCTTTGTTATGGTGTCAATAATAGATTTATTCCTTATATCTCCAGCATCATATTTAATAATGTCATAATCTAATTCTTTCAATATATTAGTAACAAATGACGTTTTACCAGTTCCTGGGTCTCCATAGACATAAATACCCTTTTTAAAAAGTACATTATTTTTATTTTTTTCAAAATTAATTAATATATCCTTAATATTAGATGCTTTTTCTTCTCTGTTAAGTACTTTATTTATCTCTAATTTATTCATATTATATTTTTAACAGTTATCTTTTTAATTATATTTTCAAAATTATAATTAAATATATAATTATTAAGAAATATTTTAATTGTATTTAAAAAATTATAATAATTGAATTGTAATTTACTTTTATCTTATTTTTAATTGTAGAAAGAGTTAAGCAGAACAAGGATTAGAAACACCATATGTAATACCATCCCATGAAATACCACATTTATTAGCCCATTTATATTTATTACATAACCCTTGACTGCCAGTAAAAGCAGGAGCATTAAAATTCATTGTTAAATGCGATTGACCGTTTTGTTTTGGACATGTTCCTAAATCTTTTACATTAATACATTTTGTATTTGTTCCTGAACCATCAATTATCCAATAATCAGGACAATCTGGAATCATTGGTGGCCAATTAGAACTTGTAGCATTAGTTAAAGCTACTCCAATTATAACTAAAGCAAAAATTAGAACTATTAGCGCACAAAATAAAACTGTTTTTTGAAATGTTTCCATGTATATAAATTAAATAAATATATTTTTTTCTATTTGAGTATTATAAATGAAAAGTAATTTAAATGGACGAGTAGATATTAAAACACCCAATACTTCTCAATTGTTTCAAATGTATGATAAAATACCAGCTCATCAATGTACTACATTTAGGAATCCTACAGAAGGCCTATGGGACCAAACGACATTATCTGTTGCCTTTTTCTCTCAACAAAACATACATATAATTCAAAATGGTATCAGAGCTGGTGTATATAAACTATCAAATGGACAATATACTATAGGTCCTCAAGACTGTGATGCTTTAAAAATAATTATGCGCAGTATTTATTTACAACACTCCGCAAATCAACCATCTGATGTAACTTCACAAATAAGAGAATTGAATAAAATGGTGTTAGATTATTGTATTAAACAGGTTTATAGTGAAGCGCAAGGTTATATGACATATATTAATGACGTCAGCACATTAGCTATACCAATTGCGCATCCAGTTATGTCAAATAATTCAGATAAGGAACTTGTTTTAAAGCCATGGTTCTAATTTCTAATTGCTAATTGCTAATTTCTAATTTCTAATTCTTATAAAAATTTTATTTTGAAAAAATTGAAATATTTTCAAAAATATATGTATTATATAAAATATTATATAATATATAATGGGAAACGCAACTAGCAATCCAGAGAAAAAAAACAAAGTAGCAATTATCAACACAGAATTGATGATAAGGGAAATATAGTAAGTGTAAACGGAGGCATAACTTTTAATCCAAATGATAAGGTAAACGAAACTTATCGCGGTCCTACATATGACCCTGATGGCATTTATGATGAGAGTGATATTTATGAAAGATGGGGATATATAAAGCCTGAATCAAGGCGTGATGTGAAATAATTCAATGCTAGGCAATTAGACGCATATTATGACCCGTAAATTACACCAGAGCAACAAAGTGTGATTGATGCTTATAACCAACAAAAGCCAAAGAAAAATGCGAAAAAAAGGGTAGTAAAGGAGGGAAAAACTATCTAATAAATCTAATAAATCAAGAAAATATTATAAAAAATAAAATTATTAATAAAATTAATTATTTTTTTCGGTTACTAAATTGTAATTTGTTGTTTACGTTTATTCTTCATCAACAACAATATTCTTTGAACCTTTTTTAACAATAGCGTTAACAGCCTTCTTCTTCTTAGGCTTTTCATCATCTCCCATCATCATTCGTCTTCGCTCTTCTAAAAATGTTCCATATTCACCCTTCAAAACAGCTAATTCTTCGCTCCAAATTTGCGCCGGTGCCTTTTTTTTAGTTATTTCAAGTTCTGCTTCCTTATTACATCGTTCGTTAAATATTTTCTCCACATTTTCCTCCGTAACACTGTCCATCGGCAGTTTCACTAAATATCTATACTCATTATCATCATCAATAGTATCGTATGCCTTTTCTTTTAACATTTGAATAACTTGCTCCTTCTTCTTCTTACGCAAATCAATGGTTCCATCCAGATTTTCTTTGATATACTTTGCCTTATTTGAAAGTAACAATAATTCACGCTCCAAACTATTAATTACATATTCTTTTCGCACTTCATACATTTTCAATCTTGTCTCAAAATAATCATCAATGATTTCCTCAATCTTATTATACTTCTTCAGTTTATCATTCGCATCAAATAAATGCATATTTGTATTTGTGTTTGTAGTATATAGTTTCAATAATTTCTCTAATCCATTACAATTATATTCTACGACAGCAGATTCAAGTTCTTCAATTTTACCCTTGGGAAATGTTACCGTAAAATCAATAATAGTATCTCTGCTCATATCATCATAATCTTTAATAAACGCATTTATTTTCTTACCGTCTTTATCTTGACCAGGCTCAATCAAGTATTCAAGATGTTCTTTAAAAGTCTCTGTCCATAAGCCAACAGGTAATTCTGTAACTCTTACTTTATCAACCCCTACCTTTTCATATTTACCCTTAATCAAGAATTTTGAATCGCTTATTTTTTCAATTTTGCCTTGAAACCCTTCGTAATATGGTATGAAATCTTCGTCATAAACAATCTGTAATTTAGACCCCATTTTAGAGCCTATTTTACAATTCAAATACTCGATTATTTGAAGCGGATTATAAGACATAATATCTGTGCTGAAACCTGTTCCAATACCCTTAGAACCATTTACTAAAATCATCGGAATAATCGGAGCATA